TGAGAATCGCCTCGCGCAGCCATGCATACAGAATGCGATCCAGAACGGTGCGAGCCATTTGAGACTGCTCGACACGGATCGACTTGAAGTAGGTTTGATGATCGAGTCGCCCGGAGGCGTAGTTGTAGCCCGACGAATTGCCAGCAGCGACATTGAACGGCATGTTCAGACAGCGTGCGATTTCGTTGAGAATCTCGCGTTTGAACTCCGCGTAAGTTGTGGCTGGTTGCTCAGCGTGCATCTGAGCCATCTTCCAACCGCCGGGCATCGTCAGCAGAGCTCGCTTCTCCAGTTCGATCGGTTCGAAAGGTTCAGCGGCGTCGGCTTCGCCACCGGCCGGCGCGTCGGTATAGAGAATCCCTGCGAAATCAGCCGCTGTTTCCGCAGCCGCCAAAACAGCCAAAGTGAAGCGTCGTAGTTGTGCAAATAGCGATAGTGCAGGCGTTATGTCGGGAATGCCACGGATTTGCCCTGGCCGATCGCTTCGGAAATAGTGAAGAATAGAATTGGCATCGATGGTGTCATAGTTCTCGGTTAACGAGAAAGCGTCGTCGCCTGGATGTTCTCGAAGGACATCATAAGAGATCGCGTTGCCATGCTCATCGAAGCGAATGCCATCGAGATAGCGATAACCATCCAGTGCCAAGAGTGGCGAAGTAACCTGTTCGGCTTCGACCAGCTTGAGATCGAGTTGAACCGGCGAATCGATTCTCGGGTTACTGGTCAGCAAGCCAAAAGATTCACCATCGGAAACGCGAGCGAGCCGCATCGTGCGTAGCTTTTCTGCCAAGCCAGCCGCATCAGCCCACGCGAAGAACTCCTGCTCAACAAAGCGGTTGGCGAATGCATCCGCAGTCAGCATCTGCAATCGAGGTCCGGTACCAACACAGTCGTTGGCAAGAGTCAGCGAAATACCGCGGGCATATGAGTTGTTGGCGATCTCGTACCGCGAACGGTTGCGTAGCGTGCGGCGTACTTCAGGGCTATTGGCCGCGCTGGCCGATAGTCCGTCAGCGGCCGCCCAGTGGCGAACGTTGTCGATCGTGGTGGTCGCAGCGTCGTAGCGCCCCAGCATTCTCACTAACGACCAGGGGTGTCGGGCCGAGCGTCCACGGACGAGCGACCGATCTTTGCGATCGCCGTTCCTGCTCAGAATCCCTGACAACAACTTAAACATCCGTGAATCAATCCCTTCTGTTAAACCCGACACCCCTGCCTATAGAAACAAGCTCGATCAGGCGCGAACGATTAGTCCGCACCAGGTGGCACGAGCTTGTTGAAACGAAGACCACGCTTCGGTTGAGAGGCGGCTGCTTTGGACGCCAGATACTTTTCAGCAGCGATCTGCTCGGTGAGCTTATGCTGCTCGACGCTTCCGGCATCTCCCGATGCCTTAGCGGGTGCTTTCGCATTCTCGCGAATCGTCTCTTGCAAGTTGTCTGACATCCGATTGCCTCATCTACGACAGAAGAAGTGGTCCTCTATCTGTAGGGTTACACGCAAGATGAGCAGTCGGACGAAGTACTTAGTAGATATTTCTCAAAAAATATTGGCTTGCAAGAATTCTCAACAATCCTGCCTTCCGTTCCAACGCATATGAGGACTGATCATTCGTTAGGAGTCGACTCCACACAATAAATCAACTCGCTTTCAGCTTAAGTCCTTAACCGATCTGCAGACGGTCGGCTAGCTGTATCTGGGGCATGAAGCTCATTGCGAACGAGCGGATATTGGTCCGACAGTATCATACGCCTTGATGGCTCATCTACGGATGGGATGATCATCAAATCAAATATGCAGTTTGAAATCGGTTTTCGAATCCGAATTTATCTATCCAGACGTGAAGTGACTTTGCATGCGAACAAGATGAAACAGCAAGTCCTGATGAAATCGTTGGGAATTGCATTACTAACGGGCTCATGTCGTGGCTCAAAGGTTGATTGGCACGATGAATGCAAAAAGGTCCAACGCCGTCTGTTTCTGTAACTTTAAAAACGGGTAAGGGTAGCGCGGCTAACGCTACCCTTGTACCCAACGCAAAGAACGCGTTAGGACCCGTCGCTTGGATAATCATAGTCGATAGTGGCAGTCTCAGAAACGGCAAACATTCTCGCCTGTTAGGACCCGTCGCTTTCCAAAACAGGCTCAACATCCGTTTCTATTTGGAGCCTTTGATGAAGAAAAATCTGAAGAAAGAAGTACCAGCAGAGGAGCCCAAAGACTTTTGGGTCCGGGCGTTGATTTCAATCAACACTGGGGTCTGGGCGGTGGTTCTAACGGGCTTAACCGTGACCGCCTTCGTATTCGCGTGCGGCTTGGCCGTCGTAATTGCAGCGATTACATTCCCAATCGTGAGCTTCCTGGTGGGAGGCTAATGATGAGACGAATTGGAGATGTAAGTCGACGAAGGCGACTGCTGGGTCCAGCTTTGAAGCGGAAGTGGTATAGCTTTCATCGGCAAGCAAGACTTGCGCGAAGGTTTCTTGGCACGAACCTTCCGGACTGCAAAGATTTCAAGGAATAGAGATTAGCTCAGTCGAAATTCGAGAATAGCGTATTAGCGGCTAGAGATAGCCGCTAATTTTTTTGGCCAGTCCACTGCGACTCTGCGAAGGTCGAACCCAAAAACCAGCTCTCCTGTTCTGGTTGGTTGATCGTGGATGGCAGGCAAAGGAATTGGAGGCCACTGGCGTGAGTCAACGAACCAATCGAAAGGACATCCTGAGTCAGAACATATTGCGGTTCAGTGTCGATCGGGTCCGTGAAGTTTGTCCACGTGCGATATCCTTGGGGTTAATTGTTGGAAACGCAAGTTCTAAGGTACTGTCAGTTGCTCGATTGTCGTTGTTTAGCCAAGACAACGATGAAAGATTCTTAAAATGCGTTATTCCCTTTGGCTGTGACCAAACGTGTCACCGGCGTGTGAATGATAGCTCTCGTGATTGGCGGTGGCTGAGTCGGGATGGAGTCGTTTAGGAAGTTGATCATGGACTGGTGGATGGGATGCCCACGCTTGGAATTTTGCTCGGTGGAAACCGACTACTGGCCACCTCCAATCGCTTTTTGTGCGTCAGTCGTTTGGATCGCTTGACGTTTTGTTCAATGAAGGATTGCTATGAATTATTGATTTTCAAGGTTTGCATCATGACCGCTGTTCGTTTACCACGCTTGTCACGCCCTGGTGTGCTCGAGTCCATTTCTCCGAAGCGATTGTTCGCTCTACTTCAACCCTATTCCGATTTCTTTGCAAATCGGTCTGTACCAATCGTGTCGCCCGATTCGATCGATTGCCAAGCGGTCATACGCGAGATAACACACGCTGATCACGAAACACCAGCCGACTTGTTGGACGCGATTTGCCTTATCGATGAACTAGCCAACGCAGTTGCAGTCGAACTGCTGCTCGATCGAGTTCCTGGCCATGCTCTGGGGCTTGAGCAAGGTGGCGAACATTCAGCGGCTGACATTGTTACCGCGGCGTGGTTGACCGATCGGGAGCAGCTTGTTCAGACACATGCGAGAGCCAAGTTGAAACGAGCTCGGTCGTTTGATTACTATCAAGCGAATCAAACAAAACCACCAAAGTATGTTACGCCGGCCGAAGAAACTTTACAGCAACTGGAACGCGACATCGATTCGTGGTACGTCGAACGCTTTCGAGGCCAAGGGACCAAGATAGAGATCTTCGACGGGAAGGACGAAGTCGATATCTCGATCCTGCATGGCAGCTTGTTTCGACGCCAGCCGGTGGTGAACGCAGGCAACTTCGATATCAAGTCGTTCTGGCCAGTCCAAAGCGACTTGGCGATCTACAATCGAGCGTTCGGTGAATTGCGTATCAACGCGAAGTCGCCGAAGGAGAAGGCCCTGTATTGCCGTCTGCTGGGCAAGCACTTGTTCGGCAGCGAGGATTGCTTTCCGACTGGAGTGAAGTACTCCCTCGAGCCGCTGCGTGAGTTCGGCTTTGATGCACTGTCACCCGGCGATATCGATGGTATCCGCGATGTGAAATTGGTGGAGCTGTGGTTGGGCGATCCGGATGAGCGATACGGTGTGATCACGATTCGAAAGGGAGACGATCTTTTCAATTGGGCTCAAGGTCGCAACAAGGACATCCATATTAAGCGACGATTGATTTCAGCCACATTCAAGCTTCAGATGTTCGGTCGAAAGAGTGAGTTGGCGGTTACCGTGCGGCCGCCTAACGTCGCGATGTACAACCGAGGGCCGATTGCGTCCATTATCGAGGCTTGGTTGGCTCAACGCGGATTCATCATCTCTGGCCTATCGACGAGGAAGCCTCGGCATGAACCGATTCTGGTTAGCGCTTGAGCGAGTCTGGGGACTTTCGACTTCTCGATTGTGTTGGCAACAGCACCTTGGCGATGTAGACCATAGCAATGTGGATCTTGGGCGATACGAGCTACTCGTAGCAACCAATCAACTGGCAAAGACCCTGCCAGTGATTGGTAATCCGTACGAGTGGCTCGAGGTGTCCGAGTTCGAGGATGGAGTCTTCGAAGGCTACAACGAGAAGACCGAGGAATATGTTCCGGTTGATCGACGTGATTTGGTTTGCTTCGAATTCAATGTTGTGAAGCTCAGCAAGGTACTCAGCGATTTAATCGGCTTTGGTCCTGCCGTTGAGCAGTTAGATGAAACGCACCACTGCTATCTTCTAGGGCAGTTCGGCGGAACTTCGGGTGCAGGCTTCGCGTTCTACTTGGCCAAAGAATCTGATGGCCGACGATTTTCGCGATGTCTGGACGCAGTTCAGCTGAAGGACCAACGTCCGTATGTGCTGTTCCTAACGTCGATGAGAGTCTTGAACGCTCAATGTTCGCGAGTGTTGATCGATAAAGGTTGTCTGGTTTTACCTCTGGAACAGTCGTTGGTTCACGACGAGGAGGGATGGGCTCTTACCGATTGGGCTCGCAAGCATCTGGTCGAGTTCAGAGAACGGTTATTACCGAAACCGCAGGCCGCGGTTGGAAAATTCCCAACGCCATCTCGTTGCACTTGGAAGGATGTTGAGATTCGCTTCCAGGATTCGCACACTGTGACAGTGATCGCAGGCAGCAAGCACGAGCGTTTAATGTTTGCACAGATGGGACTCGCCAACGCGAAGAATGGATTGCCGAACATGCAGTGGGAGTTGTTGTACTCGCTCGCGCAGGGCCATGGCTTGATGACTTGGAGTTCACCTGGGGCTCGTCGTGAGAATCGCAAGCATCGGGAAGCGTTGAACAAGACGCTGCGCGCCTTCTTTGGCATCGATGGCGATCCGATCGGGCTGACGGATGACAAGAAGGGCTATCGGTGCACATTCAAACTGGTGCCCGACAATTCTCTTGAGTACGCCCGATTAGCGACTGAGCATGAAGACTACTGATCTAGTAACAGCCGCCCCGACCAATCATCGACGCGCTGTCGAGTCAACTCTTCGAGAGATTGTTGTTTACCGGTCGATGGACGACTTAAAGAAAAAGTCAATTGGGATTTCGCGGCTTCCCAGAAAACGCTCTTGATGCCCCTAGGGCGACGCCGATCGCGACTCCCATTGCTACACCGATTGCAACGTTACCGAGTGCAACGCCTAGCGCCGCTCCAACGCCACATCCGAGAGCCAACGCCGCTCCCATATTCTTGTTGCCGTTGGTTGTCTTCATACTCTTTCCCCGTTTCCCTTTGCTTGGCTGCTTGAAGCACTCAAGCCTACTCAGGCCTGCTTCACGCCGATTCTAGGCGCTGGTCTCTTTCTGGATTGAAGACTTCGGAATTTTCCCAAACCACACTTTTGGGATTTCTAGAATTTTCTGCCTTCGTTCTTCCTGCATTTTCCCATGTTTCAGCACTGCCTGACGGGGAATTTCCAACTCTTCCAAGCCAGTTTGGGAATTTTCGCCAGTCCCGAACGACAGGTCCGATCGTTACCCGCGACAAGCGAAAAACGTAACGCAGACCGGCCCAGCGAGCCTTCGCAAGTGGACCTGTTGCTCGCGCAGCAGGTTTGCCAGGAGATCGCTCAATGCGAATCACAGCAGAGGAAGTCACCCGCCATCCTTTCACCAAAAAGGTCGTTCGAAAGTATACCCAGCGACTTATCAAATTCGGTTGCTACACCGAGGACGAACGCGAGGCGGTCGAACAAGAGTTGATGTCGAAGCTGATCGCGAACTGGCCCAAGTTCAATGAGGCTGTCGGCCATCACAAATCATTTGTTTGCGCGGTTGTTAACCACGCTAGTGTGAACATGTCTCGTCGCACCACCGACAAGTGCCGAGACTGCCGACCTGTTTCATTGAGTTCGACAGTCAACGATCCTGACGATGGCCTCACAGAACTGGCTCATACGATCGGTGAAGACGAACTCGATCGCCGGATCGCACGCAAGCCTCGCCTAAGTGCCACCGACCGCATCTCGCTGACGCATGACCTGAGCAAGGTTCTTACGAGGCTTACACCAGAACAGTTGGATCTTGTTGAGCGATTGCGGACGCAAGGAATCAACGCAATAGCGGCAGAACTCGATGTCCCGCGCAGCACGTTGAGCAGCAGGCTTGCTGTCATTCGCGAAGTATTCCGCGAGGCTGGACTTCAAGAATATCTCAACTCTTGATCGTCCGGTTGGTCACTTTGCGTGTAACCCTACAGATAGAGGACTCAATCATTCAGTCAGAAAGCTAGGTCAGAAATTATGGCAAATCTTAATAGTGATATCGAAACCCGTGTCAACGTTTCGCTTGCAGTCGGACGGTATTTGCGAGCAGCGGATCGCTTCGAAGCAGCATCCAAAGAATTCAACGAAGCGTGCTCGGGACTGCGAAACCAATTGGTCGAGCCAAGTCGGTTTGTCACCAAGATCGACTTCAAACACTACCTCGTTACCTCGGACCAGGAACGCAACTTCGAAGTCGAGGAACTCGAGCTGATCTAGCAGTATGGGATCGTTCGCGACCTCTTCTTTGCCTCATGAAAGTGACATCTTGAACAAGCCATTACTACCAACAGAACCAGGTCAGCGTCGCTGCCTCAAGTGCAACGAAGAGTTTCACTCGAAAGGCGCTGGCAATCGGATTTGCAAAAAGTGCGCGAGAATCAACGCATCACTGAAAGTCAGCGAAGAGCAGCTTGCTCGTGAGCGTGGCGCGAAGCGTCTCAATGGAAACCTCATTGAGGAGCAAGACTCGTACGAAGTGAATTTCTACTAATCCCGATTCAATTAGCCCTGTTAATTAAGCACCCATGTCCCAAGTCATTACACAAACCGAAGCGAACGATAAGACGCTGCTGACCTATTCAGCGCTGAATACCTTTCGCAATTGCCCTCGCAAGTACAAGAACCGCTATCTCGATAATCTTCGACCGCGTGAGCGTGCAGAAGCGTTGTCGTTCGGTAGCGTGATCCATACGGCGATCGAGCTTTGGTATCGGTCATCGGACTCTGAAACTCGGCTACGCGATGTCCTCACGTACATTGATGATGCCTTTGAAAATCGCGTTGTCGATTCCAACCAGATGGTTCAGTGGCATTTGGCAAAGGCGATGATCCGTGGTTACGCCGAACGTTACGCCACTGAAGAGTTCGAGGTTGTTGAGGTCGAAAAGGAGTTCGTCGGCGAGATCCGCAATCCCGACACTGGCCGGCAGAGTCAGACGTTCCGTATCGCGGGCAAGGTTGATGGCATCGTTCGTTGCCACGATGGCTTGTATCTGCTCGAGCACAAAACGGCATCGACTGTTGATGCGAGTTATCTCGACAAGCTGTGGACCGACACGCAGATCGCGTTGTACTGCTATTACCTGCGGGAACTTAGCTATCCGATCGTTGGTGTAATCTACAACGTGCTGCTCAAGAGCCGGCTCAAGCAAGGCAAAGGCGAAACGCAAGAAGAGTATGAGGTTCGCCACGCGGAACTTGCTGCCAAAAACAAGAGCGGCAAGTCGACTGCGAAACGCCAGATGCCTGAGACGGATGATGAGTTTCAGTCGCGACTGACTGAATGGTACTCACGTCCCGAGGCGTTCCATCGCGAACTCATTTATCTCTCCGAAGACCGACTTGCCATGTTGCAAGACGAGGTCTGGGAGATCACACAGCAATACCTCGATGCCCGACGGCGTGGCAAATGGCTGCTCAACACCTCGAATTGTTTCTCGTACCAACGACCGTGCGAGTACTTGGCGTATTGCCAATCGGGATTCAATCAAAACGTCGCTGACAACCTGTACGAGATCGCTCTCCCTAACGAAGAGCTATCTCGTGTTGATTCTGAAGCACCCCCGTTCTGATTTGAAAGGAAACCTTATTTATGACAGTGACTCTACCAACCACTAAAACCAAGCCGACAACCGATTTGGCCAAGCAATCGATCTTGCTCTATGGCGTTCCCAAACTCGGTAAGAGCTCGTTCGCTTCTCAGTTCCCCGAGGCTATGTTCTTTGAATGCGAACCAGGTCTCAATCACTTGGAAGTGTTCAAGGTGCCGACCTACTCGTGGGAAGCATTCTTGGAAGCTTGCAAGTTGCTGGCCAAGGGCGATCACAACTTCAAGACGCTCGTGATCGACACGGTCGACAACGCCTTCAAGATGTGCTCGGACTATGTGTGTGCCAAGCATGGCATCGAGTACGAAGGCGACATGGGCCACGGCAAAGGTTGGGCTCTGGTCAAGAACGAATGGCATCGCGTGCTGACTCGTTTGGCCAGCTTGCCATATGGCTTGATCCTCATCTCGCACGCGGTTGATAAGACGATCGAAACGAGAACGGGCGAATACACCAAGACCACGCCGAGCTTACCCGATCGTGCTCGAAACGTTGTGTTGGGCCTGGTCGACATCATCCTTTATGGCGACTCGGTCTCTCGTAAAGACACTGCTGGCAATCTCGTTGTTGATCGAGTGCTCCGAACCAAGCCACATCCAACTTACGAGGCCGGCGATCGCACTGGTCGCTTGCCTGAGATGCTGCCTCTCGACTATGCCGCCTTCAATTCGGCATTCAGTGGCACTGCTTCGAATTCAACCGCACAGAGCCCTGCGCCCGGCAGAGGCACTGTTGCGTCTACTTCCACTCCGGGCAGCACCCCAGCAGGAAAGGCTGTTAAGCAATGAGCGATTACGAAGAATACGAAACCACCAACCAATCCGTTGATCTGTCGTCGTTCGATGATGATTTCGCAACCGCGGAAGCACCGGAGTATGACGAGGTCCCCGACGGCAAGTATCAGGCTCGCATCGAGTCAGTGAAACTTGAGAGTAGTCAAAAAGGCGACCCGATGATCAAGTTCGATTTGGAAGTGCTGTCTGGCTCACATGCTGGTCGTCACATCTTCAAGAACTCGGTCATCACACAAGCATCGATCCCTTATGTGAAGGGCGATCTGAAGACGTTGGGTCTGGAACTTTCCAAATTCAGCGAACTATCCGGGCGACTTGAAGAACTGCTCGATGTGACCTTGGAAGTCACGAAGCGGACTCGTGGTGACTACACCAACGTCTACTTCAATCGACGCATTCGAATCGCAGATGCATCGAATGGCGAAGTCCCTGCTGGGGATATGCCGTTCTGATTCGCTCTGGTTCGAGCTCGCACGGGTGCGGCTGGGACGGAACAAGCGAATGAGTCGGTGTAAATCGGCTATTCGCTCCGTCCCGGCTTTCTTTGTTTCGATTTCCCACTGAGGCGATTTGGATGTCGTTGATTGTTCTTGTCATCTGCGTATGGATGCTTCGATTCCTGTTGATCGCAGTCTCCCTACTGCTTGTCGTACAGATCATCGGCATGCTCATGTACCGAGGTCACTGATAGGAAAGAGACTGCCATGATCGAGTTGGCGTTGCCATATCCGCCGAGTGTCAATCATTACTTTAGCTATTACCAAGGGCGTCCTGTTCTCTCCAAGGATGCACGCACCTATCGGCACCAAGTTCGCCGTATTGCCATCGCCAAAAGCATCAAGCCACTGATGGGGCCACTTGCGATCCGCATCGACATTGCGCCGCCCGATGATCGTCGTCGCGATTGTGACAACGTTCAAAAGGCTGTTCTCGATGCCTTGCAACACGCCGGGGTGTTTTGGGACGACTCGCAGGTCGTTTGGCTTCTGTCGATCAAGCATGAAACCAAGCCGAAAGGCCAGATCAAAGTGCAGATTGATGATGCCGAATCACAGACGCTTTCGCCCGCAATGGAGATCGCCTAGTCATGTCGCAGCTCACCCATTTCAGTCGCCCTATCATTCGGCATCTGCCAAGTCTGAATCTCGTTGTCCGTTTTGATGATTCAGGCATCTCCTTCCGCGCGTACCGCTGCCGCAAATGGAAAAGCGTTACATGGGCTCAACTCGCGTCTTTAGCAGACGAAACCGAGCCGGTAGTCCGGTTTTGTGAGACTGATCACGGGTCAAGAGTTTTGAAGGCGATGGGAGTGCGTCTACCGTTGGGTGAGGAACAAAATAAAGGTGGCGCAGCTTGAGTCACCCAGCGATCACTCTATTGACGACTCTGTTCGAGCCATCAGACCTCATTCTCTTTCGTCCTGTGGAAGCATGGACCGAAGCTGGGCGGAAACGCAGTCGTGTTGACTATAGCAACGTATGCTACCGGCCTGCCAAGGCGACGACACTCGAACAAACGCTGGCTCGGCTGGAAACAAGTTCCGAGTCGGAGCGTACGAACCTGTTTTTCGGCGTCTGTCCACGTGTTGGCAATAAAGGACAGTTCGACCTAGCATGGCAGATTCGAATTATTCGATGCCTCTGGGCTGATCTCGATGGATGCAATGTTGCGCAAGCTATTGAACGTTGCAATTCACAGGCGATCCCTGCGCCCACTGCTATCGTCAATAGCGGCAACGGCGTGCATCTGTATTGGCGTTTGGATCGCCCACTGCTGATCGATGATGTTGGCGATCCACCACCTGTCGAAACGGAATGGTCAATTGGAAGCGACGGACGCAAAAAGCCAAGGCGATACATCATTGATGGCAAAGATCGCGTTTTCTTAGATCGTCGCCATCATTTGACCAAAACAAGTCCGAAAGCGCTGCAGGCCCAAGACCTACTGATGGGCATCGCAGCAGCGATCAACGCCGACCATACAACTGACCTCACTCGGTTGCTACGACTGCCAGGCACACTGAATCGAAAAGATCAACGAAATGGTCGCGAACCAATCAAGTCAGAGTTGGTCGAATGCGATAGCAACCGGCGTTATTCCCTTGATGCCTTTCAGAAGTTCGCAAAGTCATGTGAAGCCACCAAACGCCAACAGCAGATTGAGGCGATGCCGTTGCCTGCCGTTCGGAAGCTATCGGCTGGTAAGTCAGACAAGCTTTCCGAGCTTATCGCTGCATGTACGATAGCCCCTGAAGGTACTCGTTCGGAGGCTGACTTCGCCGTCTGCTGCTATGCGATTCGACACGGAATCTCCAAGGATGACGTTTGGACACGGCTACAATCTGTCGGCAAGTTCGCAGAGCAAGGTCGCCGCTATTTCGACTTAACATGGGAAAGTGGCGAGTATGATGTGCGGGCCACTTTGTGCGATCGCTTGCAGAAACGTTTGCCAAACGAGAGCGCCGCGGTAGCTGCCCCTTCCGGTGACCAACAGGCAGAGGAGTCGGAAGAACGAAGAACAATTACGATCGACTCGCGATCAACGCCAGTTGCCTCCACCATGGGCCAGATCACCGATCGATTGCTTGCCACCGGCTCTTGCTTCAATCGGGTGGAGCAATTGGTTGTTGTGCGAGAGCAATCGATCTCGCCGGTGCTCTCATCTGCGGAATTGACGGGATTGCTCAATCAGCACGTCGAATTCTACTTCGTCAACGAAGATGGGGGCGAGTACAAGCCGTTGCCAACTTCATATGCGAACACCTGGCTTAACAACGTTGGCCAGCGTGAACGGTTGCCTGCAATTCGGCTGTTCAGCCACAATCCGATCTACACGGAGGACTGGCGGATGGTCAGTCCGGGTTTCGATCCCAAGTCGGGTTTCTACTACGCTGGTCCACATATTGAGCCAGTCGAAGGGACCAAGCATCTCGACGCGTTGTTGCGTGACTTCTGTTGGCGGAAGCCGGCTGATCGCACAAATTACATCGGCATCTTGCTAACCGGTCTGCTCGTCTCACGTTTCATCGGCTCCAAGCCTGCTGCGCTGTTCAATGGGAATCAGCCTGAGCTTGGTAAATCGGTTCTTGCACAAATCTTGGCAATCCTTCGCGATGGCCATCATGTGGAAACCGCTTCGTATAACGCGAACGATGAAGAGTTCGAGAAGCGACTGGGAACAATTGTCCGGCGTGGCGTTACGACAATCATCATCGACAACGCCAAGGCTCGAGGCCGCAATCCAAAGATCGACTCAGCGTGCCTCGAGCGATCGATTACCGATCCGATCCTGTCTTTTCGATTGCTGGGATTCTCACAAGAGATTCGAGCCGAGAACTCGCATCTTTTTTGCATCACTGCTAATTCGCCAGATGTGAGTCGCGACCTTATCACACGCTGCGTGGTCATTAATTTGCATCACGAGGGCGATCCAACGAAGCGATCTTTTTCGATGGACGATCCAGAGGCGTACGTTCAAACGCATCGGCTTCAGTTGCTCGGCGAGCTTGTAAACATGGTCGAACGCTGGAAGGCCAGCGGTATGCCTTTAGCCAAGATTCAAACTCGGTTCAACAAGAAGGGCTGGGGCAACATCATCGGCGGAATTCTTGCAGCCAACGGTGAACCGGACTTCATGGCGAATGCCGAGGATGCAGCCAGTGAGATGGATGACACTCGCCGCGAGTTCGAAGAGCTCGTCACGGCGCTCGCAAAGCATCCGCAAGGGATCTGGTCGTCGTCTGAGTTAACAGATCTCGCGAACAAAAACTTCGTGCTGCAGTCTGAACTTGGCGACGGGACTCCACGCTCTCAAACCACGCGCATGGGCAAGCTAGCGGGTCGATTCGTTGGCGAACGATTCAAGCTCGATGATGGCACCTACGCAGTATTCAAACGCTCCTTCAACGGTCAATACAACCAATACCAGGTCTTCGTTGAGTCCGCCCAAAGTGACCGCTTAGGACTTCCGGACGTTGAAAACCAGACGTCCGGGAACGTCCGGGAATTGGAGCTGTTTTTATGATCAATATCACAAACGCCAATAGTGTCGTGCCGTTCAATCAATTTCGCTGCTTCCACGTGCGAAGCTCGGTGTCCACTTCCGGACGTTTAGGACATTTCCCGGACGTAAAGATTTCCAAACGTCCTAACTTTTTACCCAGCATTTTCATTGGTGGCTTAGGACGTTCCGGACGTTCCGGACGTTTGTCAGGAGTTAGTTGTTGGGAGGGTAAACGAACGTGTTTTTCCCCGTATGTAGATCGTATAGGGAAACACGTCCTAAACGTCCGGACGTCCGGGAATGCCTCAAACCACATTTCTCAATCACCCCAAAATCGAAAGGCAACCTCGGTATGAATCACGCATTTGCTTCTCGCCCCACCGTCTACAACGGCGTCCAGTTCCGTTCCCGATTAGAAGCACAATGGGCGTGCTTCTTTGATCAAGCGAAATGGAAGTGGGATTATGAGCCTATGGACCTCCTCGGATGGACGCCAACCTTCCGTGTGGAGTTTCCATGCGTTCACACCGAGTGCTCAGACACCCATGTGCTTTTGATCGATGTGCAACCGTTCGATGACATCGCGTCGTTTGCTGGCCGTCGTTGCATGGACTTTGCATTCGGCGAGTGCTGGAAGCCAACCGGTGAGATTGAATCCATCCCCGCTGATGCATCAGCCGCATTCGGAATCAATCCCGACGTGACCTACTGGCAGATGTCTCATGGTGCCGGCGGCGGTGAAGAGTACATCCGCAATTGGACGCCTAAGAATGCCCACCAACTTTGGAAGCAAGCGGGCAACATCATCCGAGGTTGCTTATGAGTAACCAAGCGAGAACGCAAGTCGTCGCACACGTTAGCGTCTGTCGCAACCGTTGCACTGCGTTCGAATGCAACGCCCAGCACGCGACAGAACGCGTCAGTGGGCCAACGGTGGCCTCACGGCGCGTCTGCCACTATGGCACTCGCAAGCCCCAAACGATGGGTCCTCCACCAAAAAACACCGCGTTCTTGGGCCGCGGGAACAGCCGCGCTAGATAGCTCAGTTTGTTTTTGTCCGGATTTTATTTTGAAAGGAGTTTCGATGAATGAATTTAACAGCTCAATGGAAGCTTGCCCTGAGCGATGCTTTGGCGAGTGCGAGAACGAAAGCAGCACAGTCTCGGAAAAGGAACGATCCCTGGAGGCAAACGCTTCTCTGTCTATGCACAGCGCAGCGAATACGTTCTCGGCGTCATTTGAAATGCAAGTGTTCGAGCAAGTCAAACAGCTCGAAATGTTTGACTTGGAAGGAAGCTCTGACCAAGGCGAGAGTAGACCAGCGAACGAGGGTTCTGAGTGCGCTCAACAGAGGGACCTGGGAATACGCGCTGAGTATCAGAGTATCGGGGATTCGACTCAGGGACATTTAGATTTGGGCCGGGTTGTACTTCGGCCATCACAGCTCAAGCGGCTGATCAACGATGCAGGCCTCGGCAATGTTCTTAACGAACGGCAGTTGCTTCGGTATCGCAAAGAAACGCCACAGATCGAATCTGAAAATGGTGGAATCCATTTAATTCGCTTTGTTGCTGCGCTCTGTCGCCGGCGTACCAAAGGAGCTCTTGCGTCACATCCATCGAAGCTTTCGCTCCCCGACCTATATGCGCTCCTAGAGGAGCAGAACTATCGATGCGCATTAACGGGCGATGTGCTAAGTCCTGATGATGTTGCGATTGATCACATCGTCCCTATCTCGAGTGGTGGAGACTTCAGCATTGAAAACTCGCAATTGGTTTCAAAAGCAGCCAATCGAGCAAAACACACCTTGTCACAAGCCGAATTCATTTTGCTCTGCAAGCAGGTTGCAGACAACCAACGAGCGACACCCGCGAACGAGCACTAACCAATGTTTTTGCTAGCCGATTTACCAAGTTCATCAATAAGACCCCAAAGGATTGCTTTATGACCACCACTGCCCTGCAGATTGAAATGTGGACGCTCGATCGAGTTCGTCCCTACGAGAATAACCCTCGCAACAACGATAAAGCCGTCGACGCGGTTGCGGCTTCGATCAAGGAATTTGGATTCTCGCAGCCAATCGTTGTCGACAGCGACAGCGTCATCATCGTCGGCCATACGCGTTTGAAGGCCGCGCAGAAGCTTGGACTTGAACGCGTCCCCGTCGTGGTCGCTTCACATCTCACACCCGAGCAAGTTCGAGCGTATCGGATCGCCGACAACAAGACCGCTGAGATCGCGGAATGGAATTACGATTTGTTGCCGATCGAATTGTCGGCATTACAGGAAGCGAACTACGATCTCGGGCTCCTCGGATTCAACGCCGAGGAACTCGCGAAGCTGATGGATACCGGCGTCAACGAAGGCTTAACCGATCCGGACGAGATCCCCGAGCCGCCAGACGAAGCGGTCACTCAACCAGGCGATCTTTGGATCCTCGGTAACCATCGGTTGCTCTGTGGCAACTCCTCATCGCCCGCAGACTTGGATCGTTTGCTGGCCGGCGCTGCCATCCACCTCGTTAACACAGATCCGCCTTACAACGTGAAGGTTGAACCGCGATCGAACAACGCAATCGCTGCAGGCCTGTCGTCGTTCACGAACGATGGAGCAGCTTCTAGACTCAAAGGTGGCCAAGGGAATGCTGCGTCGTTTGGTGTGGACCACGAGACTGGCAAGCCGAAGCATGCGGCGACGCACAAAAAGCTTCGTGCGAAAGATCGTCCGTTGGCAAATGACTTCGTTAGCGACGAGGCTTTTGATCAGTTGCTCGACGATTGGTTTGGCAACATTGCCCGAGTCTTGCTGCCAGGTCGCTGCTTCTACATCTGGGGCGGCTACGCCAACTGCGGCAACTATCCACCGATGCTGAAGAAGCATGGGCTGTACTTCTCGCAGTCAATCATCTGGGACAAGCAGCATCCTGTTTTGACGCGTAAAGATTTTATGGGTGCTCACGAATGGGCGTTCTATGGATGGAAGGAAGGAGCTGGACATAAGTACTACGGGCCCAAGAATGCGACGGACCTATGGCAGGTGAAGAAGATCAATCCGCAGTCAATGTCGCATTTGACTCAGAAACCTGCGGAGCTGGCCGTTCGCGCG